GTTCGACTTGACGGCAAGGATTTGCTGAACGGCATCAGCGGCGCGCAGCTGCAGGACCTGAACGATTATTTTGGCCTGCCGGATGTGACCAATTATTTGGTGATTCCGTTTGGCGATCCGACTGCGCGCACGGTGCGCGGTCAGCATTTGGGCGACCTCGATTGCTCGGTGTATCGCAAACCGCTGGAGCTGGAAATCACCATCGGCGCGGCCACCGCACCGACACTGCAGGCGCATGCGTGGTATTCGGTGCCGAAGCTGGCCATGGGTATTGGCTTCGACGAAAAAGAAGCCATGCAGCTGCGCAGCCTGATCCGCACCATCATTCAGCCTGCCGCAGCCGTTACGCGCAGCGTCTACAACATTTCGCTCGGCGGTGTGCCGGGTGGTCGCGTGCGCGCGTTTGAGTTTTTCCATACCAATCTGACGAAAGTCGATTACAAGAAAAGCTCACTGATCAAGCACGAAGATGTGTCGATCGCACTGAATAGTGCATTGGCGCAGCAATATGCGCGCGTTCCTCAGTCGGGCCTGTATGTGCTGGATCGCATCGTTGATGGCAATCAGGGCGAAGCCGAAAGCACCATCGACGGCAAGGGGTTGCCGTGGAATCAGGAAGTGGCGCTGACCACCAGCGCCGCCGACACCATTACCTGTTTTGCCGATATGTTCATTACGTGGCCGCAGATTTAAGCGGCCAGTGGTGACACTTCAATAACGCGGGGAGGGTGCCGCAATGGCGGACACAGACGGTGGATTCAGCTGGTCGGATTTTGGCGAGAAATTGCTCGATGGCGCTATCGACGTGGCGAAAGCCAAATATGTAGACGTTGAGCAATACGATCGGCAGATGTACGGCTTCGAGGATCAGTATTTGGGTTACAACGGCACCGGGGGCGCGTATGGCGTCGCCGGCAATCCGTATCCATACGCACCGCGCACACCGGGCGCACCGCTGAACATGCAAACGGTTTTGCTATTCGCGGTGCTCGGCGTGTCGGCGGTGTTTGTTGTGAAAAAGGCGCTCTGATATGGCGGCGCCTGATTTTTCGGGTATGAAAGCCGAGGGCAGTTTTGATCTGTCGGCGGCATCCAGCGCATACGGTGGCCGCATTGGTAACACATCGGTAGGCGGTCTGAATTTTTCCGTTTCGCCGTTCGGTACGTCGCAGCATGCCGCCATTGCCATTGTGGCCGTGGCCGTGGTTGCGGCGCTGCTGCTGATCAAGCGGGGAAAAAAATAATGAGCATTTTTGGCGGCAGTAAAAGCAGCTCGAAAACATCGAACGCCACGACAACGCAAAACGTTGGATTTAACGAAGTACATGCGCCGGTTGCCAATATTCAGGGCAACAACAACACCTTGCTCGATGGCGGCGCGATCAATAGCGCATTCGATTTTGCGGGCAGTGCGCAGGGTCAGGCGTTTTCTTTTGCCGAAAGCATCGCCGCAAAATCGGCAGGCCAAACCGCAGACGCGGTGCAGAAGGTAGCCGAAGCCGGGCGCAGCACGGCAGAAAATCTCACGAATAACGGCATCCGCGCGGCGCTGGTGGCATTGCTGGCGATGGGCGGTTTTTGGACGGTTGCAAAGGTCTGGGGCAAATGAATCCACGCGATTACGAAATTACCTTTGCGGGTGCAGGCGAGCGCGAAATTTTTGCGCGTGCGCGCTATGTGCGTGTGCTCGATGCAACGGGCGACGTTTTCATAAAAGCCGATGACGCCAGCGAAGTTAAGCGCGTGAAAGGTCAGGCGCTGAATCTGGAAACCGGATTTTCAAAAATAACGATCCGCAGCGCGATTGCGCAAACGGTTCGCGTCGTGTTGGCGAGTCTGCCGCAGGATGACGCCAGCACAAGCGTTAACGCGACGGTGTCGGCAACGGTTGCGCCGGCAAACACGCTGGATGCAGGCGGAGATGTAAATATTTTGGCCACGTCGAGCGCGCTGCTGTCGGCGGGCGATGTAACGCGGATGGCGCTGATCGTATCAAACCCTGCCAGCAATACCGCAGCGGTGCGTGTAGGCGGTGCAGGCGTCGGCGCAGCGTCTGGCGTTGCCATCGAACCGGGCGAGTCGATCACGCTGGCAACAACCGCAGCGGTATATGGATATAACACCAGCTCAGGCGCGCAAAGCGTGCAAGTGCTCCCTATGCGCGAGGTTTGAAAGATGTGGGCGAGCATCGCTAAAACGGCAACAATACACACGCTAAAAATAGGCGCAGAATCCATATCAAAAATGTTTATGGACAGGCTGCAGCGTGTGGTTGAATCAATTAGCGATTTGCGCGAAGTGGATTCAAATAAGTTTAAAAAAGTAACAGTGGAAAGTTATTACGGCGATGGCGGCGATGGCGGCGGAAATTTCGTTGCAGATGAAAGCGATACAGTAAGTGAAGACAATGGGGGGACTGTAATTGTTGCGTTGGACGGCATGCGATGGAAGCGAGTTATAACGGCAGATCACATAAATCTAAAATGGTTTGGGGCAAAGGGCGACAATGTCACAGATGATCAGTCGGCAATAGAAAAATTTATTGACGTGTGGATAGTTGGGACGCTGGCAGGATATGTGCCGCGCGGAATTTACCGACATACGGGCAGGTTCTTGGTTAACGTCGCGCTAAATCCATCTCGTATTATGCCGGAGCTGCGTGGCGATGGGCCTTACTCTTCTAAATTCGTGTCGTCATCGGTTGTCGAGCCTGTATACCATATCTATGGATCGGCAGTTGGTCCCGATCATTTTCAAGGAAAAATTTCACGAATAGGTTTTCAGGCCGATGTTACAGGCGTTGCCGCGTCGATTGGGTTATCTGATTTCTCTGACAATCATGGAAACTACACTATTGATCAGTGTTACTTTGGGAACGGCAATACGGGTGGCGGCGCGTCGGCAATTACACTGCAGCTAAATTGGCTGTTTGATTGCCACTTTATGAATACGGTAGTAGTGGGAAGGCCGATGTATGGAACCGCATTGCAATTGCGGCAAGTGCAGTTTTCAAAATTTGATGGCGGCAGTTATAGCAACGCGGATAAGGGAGTACAGGTATCGGACGGGGGAACTTATAACGTGTCGTTCGATACAGTGGATATAGAAAACGTTCGCATAGGGATTTATGTGGATGATGTGTACGCGGAGTATTTAAGGTTTGTAAATCCATACATTGATATACAGAATCCCGGCGTAGGTTATCCGGGTGGCGGATATCCTTTTTTTGTAGGGGACGCAAATATTGGCGGGGTGACCATAGAAGGCGCGCGATTCGGTCGGCTGGAATCTTATGTGTATGACAATGGGTCATCATGGGGAGTGCCGGGTGCTATCAGCCCATCAACAGATTATGAAAGGTTGTTATTGCGCGGGATGTATCCGGGGCAACAGACGCCAGCACTGCCGGCCAGTGATATTGGCGAATACAACACAACGGGGCAAGTTCAAATAGTCACAGTATGGGGCGGCACGGTGACGGCAATTTTTTTGAATGCGGTGGAGCATCCGTTCACTGGCGGACAGTTTGTTATAAATCCCGGCGATGTGATTGCCGTTAGGTATTCTGTCGCTCCAAATTGGCGTTGGCAGGCGATGCCGTGAGCGGAAATAAATGGGCGATTGTGGCGTTCACTATTGGGGCCATTGGTTGGCTGATCTGGTGGCGCAATCGCGCACCAGCGGGAACCGTCGAAATTATCGACGGCGCAGCGGTGCCGGATTTTTTCGAATCGCCGGACTTTTCCACCATCACGGCACCTGTGATCAATTTTTTGGATGATATCGGCATGACCACGAAACCGCGCGGCATTCGCAACAACAATCCGGGCAACATCCGCGACAACGGCACAAATTGGCAAGGCCGCATCGGAGGCGATGGTGCCTACGTCATTTTCGACACGCCAGAAAACGGAATCCGCGCCATGACGCGAGTTTTAATGAGTTATCAGGCGCGCGGCATCGATACGGTGCGCGAAATTATTTACACATGGGCGCCGCCGTCTGAAAACAACACGGCGGCTTATATGCAGGCGGTGGCGTCAGCGATGGGTGTCGATCCCGATACGATCATCACGCGCGCATCGTGGCTGGCGCTGGTGAAGGCGATCATTCGCCACGAAAACGGGCAGCAGCCCTATTTGGATTCAACCATCGTCAACGGGATCAATGCGGCATGAAAAAGCCAATGGAATATGCGGTGTTGATCGGCGTCGGTGCGCTGGCCGTGGTCGGCGTGTTTGCGTTTTTCAAAAAGCAGGCGGGCGATGCTGTGGCCGGCGTCGGTGGCGTGCTCAGTGGTAACAACGCATTGACAGAAGGTACGCCATACGCCGGATATGGGTTTATCGGAACACTCGGCGCGGGCGCGAATGAAATCAGCGGCGGCACCTTGCAACAGTGGGGTGAATCGCTCGGCGGCTGGCTATTCGATGTAACGCATCCGAATCAAGGCGGAATCAGCAACACAATCGACACGGAGTAAAAATGCAATGAGCATCAACCATCGCCGCCAGCGCATCGCGCAGCGCATCGACATAAAACACGCGGACGCGGAAACACTCGCCGCCTGCGATCCGGCCACGTTGCGCCAGATGGCGAAAGTGTGCGGGGCAGCGTTCGAGCGCGACGCAGCGCCGGAAGAAATTGCCGCCGCCATCGTCGCGCAGCGCGACGCGGGCGCGGTGCAGTTTGATCCGGCCAATCTGGTCGGGTTTGAGCTGTGAGCGCGCTGGCATCGGTGCTGCTGCCGGCATTGTTGCCGGCTGTGCTCGATGCGGTACGCGGCGCGGGCCGCGTCATTGCCGGCAAGCTGGGCGGCGCGCAGCCGGCCAGCGTGGGCGAAGTGATTCAGCTGGCGGACGCCGACACGCGGCGACTGCAGGCGCTGGCGGCACTGGATCAGCCAGGTGGAACGCCGTCGCAGTGGGTGATTGATCTGCGCGCCTCGGCGCGCTATGTCGCCTGCTTCGGGTTAATCGGTTATGCCTTCGCGGCGCCGGCACTGCTGGCCGGCGATGCTGACGCGATTGCGGCGGGTCAGGAGATGGGCGCGCAGGCGTTCGCGTTTTTGTTTGGCGATCGTATCTACGCCAATTTGCGGGGCCGTCGATGATGGAGCAAATCATTGTTGCGGCGGTCTGCTCGGCAGTAACCGGGCTGATATCAACGTGGGGGACGGTGAAGGCGCTGGGCGTTCACATCCGCTACATCAACGAAAAAATCGAAACGCTCGATGCGGCGGTAAAGCGTGCGCACGAACGCATTGATGATCTCAAGTGTCATTTATCAGAAGGGGTAAAGCCATGACACACAAAGGCAGAACGGCAACGGGTCGATTCAAAAAGGGCAGCAAGGCGGCGAAGGTCTGCGGGCGCAAGGGCGGCAAAAAGGCGGCGCGCAAGCGTTGTTAAATCATGGCATCGCTCGATGATCTGATCGAAATCGGCACCGGGTATTTAAGCTCCGGCGTCGTCGTCGAGGTCAAAACCAATTACGGGCCGGCCATCCCCATCTACACGGGCAGCAGCGGCGACGCGGGCGCGCCGGCTGGTGGCGGCAATCCGCTGTGGCGGCTGATCGGGTTGAAGGCGGGCGTGGTGGTCAGGGATCGGCGCAATGGCAATGTGCTGGCGAGTTACGGCGGGCAGCCGGCGACCGATCCGGTACGGGTCAGCATCGCGGCGAGCCTGCTCGCCGTGGGCGTGCTGGTGGCCGTGCGGGCCATCGTCAAACGGCGTGGGCGGCGGTGAGCAAAAAAGGCGCGGTGGCGGTGCTGGTGGTCGGGCTGATCGGTGCCGGCGTGTACCTGTGGCGGCGCAGCCAGGTAGAACAGGGTGCGACGCTGGATGATTCGCCGCTCGATATATTCCGGCTGCCACCAGAACCGGGAATCAATTTCATCTATCCAGATTCATGGCTGCCCTATCTCGGCATCGACACGCGAACCGCATCGACGGCAGCGCCGACACGCTACCAGTTCACGACACCGCCAGCGGGGATGCCCTTTGAACAGTATTTCGTCGAGGCAACCAATCGTTACGGGTTGCCTCCGGGGCTGCTGTCGCGGCAGGCGATGAAAGAGAGCGGTTACAACCCGAACGCCACCAGTTTTATATGCAAGCTGGGCGAGGCCGAAGCGGGGCGCTGCCCGGTCGGCATCATGCAAATCAATCCGCGCTGGCATCCGGGCTGCGCGAACGCATGGGATGCACGCACTGCGATTCTGTATGCCGGCGACCTGCTGGCGCGCTATCAACGCCGGTTTGGCGGCTGGGCTGAGGCGCTGGCCGCGTACAACATGGGCGACACCGGCTTTGCACGGCTCAAAAGCAACGCGGGCGAAAACTGGTTCGCCGCGCTGCCCCGCGAAACAAAAAACTATCTGACCGAAATCGGGCGCGACGTGGGCTTGATCACAGCCGGCAGCGCGCAAGCGGTTGCCTAAAGTCGCCAAAGCCAGCGGCGCACATCTTCGGCGGTGACGGTGTAGGCACCATCGCCAAACCAAAGCGAATCCCCCATAAAGCGGAAATCCGTCCAGCTCGCCGGCAACGTGCGACCGTAGGCGGCATGGCGCAATAAATGCCAGTTGGCCGGGGTGGGTTTTTGCTCGCCGCGCAGCCAGCGGCGGACGGTCTGTTCGCTGACGGCGGCGGCATCGGCAATGGCGCGCACGCTGTACAGCGTCGGGGAAACGCGCGGAACCCGGTAGGATCGGTCGAGGTTGCCCAAAAAAATTTCGATTTGGCTAATCATTTCAATAGAATTTCTTTTCATAAAAAACAGCTCCTTAGGGCAAATGCACGGCGCAAAAAGATAGTCAAGACTTTACAAAACACAAATTACATCACTTCGCATAATGTATAACTTGTAACGTATTGAAATTACAAAGTTATTTGAGCAATTCCACCGGGTTAAAAAAACCTCTTAACGTGGCGTCTCGCCACGGTCAAAAATTGTCAGGCGGCGCGGGTCGCCGGCTGCAAACGCTCGGCAATGTGTCGCCACGTAGTAAAAGCGTTAGAGCCTTTCGCGCGTTCAGCAGCGATACAGGCGACCACATAATCGGGATCAAGTTTTAACAAAAGTGCTGCTTTTATAGCGGTTTCATCGCCCATTGCGCGCGCGCCTGAAGTCCATTGGTAGACAGCTTGCGAGGTAATGCCAAGCAGTTTCGATACGCGGTAATCGGAGCAGTCGCCGTGCATTTTTTTAATGCGCGCGATGATTTCGGCGGTGGTAAGCATCAGTCGGGGGCCTGTGCAATTTGTGAGCATTTCTAGACTTTGTAGGAATATAGACAGCAATCGGCTGTTGCGCAATCGGTAAGAGGCTGTTGCACTACAACAGTGTGTTGCAGTATCAATTCGCTGCCCGGTCAGGGGTGGGCGTGCGGCGGGGGCCGCCGCCCTTTTTTCCTCTGACCGTCTCACTGACCGGAGAAGTGCAGCATGCCAGCCAATCAACCGGCCCCGTTCCGGGCCAAAAATCACCGCACCACCGCCGAAAAAAGCCAGCACGCTAACGCGCTCGCTGATCTTGGTATCTATCTCCACTTGATGAGCCGCGACGCTGAGAGCGCCTGCGGTTTCGCGCATGAACTGGCCGCGCTGGTCGAGCAGGGCGGCGACGCGCGCCCATTGGTCGATGAATTGCGCCGCCGCTGTGCGCGCATCGCGCAGGGCTTGCGCACCATCGACGCGAGCAAATATCTGCACGCCGAATTGTCGCCGCTGCTGAAGGATCAAGCGCAATGAGAGCGCAGGTGCGCCAGGTGGCCGTCCTATTTGCGAGAGTTGACAGCGTTTACAAAAAGCTGCCGGGGTGCGACGTGTTCGATATAGACCGGGATGCACGGACATGGCAGGGAGGGGTGCCGGCTGTGGCTCATCCGCCGTGTCGTGCGTGGGGCCGGCTGAAGACGTTCGCGAAGCCGCGCGCCGATGAAAAGGCGCTTGGCTTGTTCGCATTTGAGCAGGTGCGCAAATTCGGTGGGGTGCTGGAGCATCCGGCGTACTCGGAATTGTTCAAGGCTTGCGGGTGCGCTACGCCAGGTAAAAAGGATGAATTCGGCGGATACATCCTGCCGATTATGCAAAGCTGGTTCGGCCATCGCGCACCCAAAAGCACGTGGATTTATGTAATGGGGTGCAGCGCGGGGAATCTGCCAGTAATGCCGATGCATCTCGGCATGGCGGCGGGGCGCGTCGAAAACATGGGGCGGCGAGAGAGAGAGGCGACGCCGGAGCCGCTGGCGCGCTGGCTGTGTGAGGTGGCGAGGCTTTGCGCATAAATGTTTTGTTGGTGCCAGCGTGAATTTAATCGAAAAAACCGAAGCATTCGGCACGCACCAGTGCCGCCAGTTTCGCGCGGCAATTTTTCGCCGCCATGATCCGGTGGGTTATGCGCTGGCGTCGGGATTTTTGCGGCGCGCGTCGGCGTGCCGTGATCCGCTGGACGGAAACCGCGATGGCAATACATGGCTGCGCGTTGTCGATGAACGTTTGCGCGTGGGCAAAGAGAGATTTTCAGCCACGGCAGACGATGACGAAATACGCAGCAAGGCCGAATTGATGGCCGCGCTGTGTGAACGCACCTATGCAGGGTTGTTAGTGGGCGGTGTGGCTGCAGGTTCAGCACCGCCAGCGAAATCAGCCGGGAAGCAGGTGCGCGCCGGGGTCGATTTTCAGGAAGCAGTGGAAGCGGTGCAAAGCATCGTCGAGCGCGAGGGGGTTGCATGGCCGGTCGAGATAAAACCATCAGACAAGCCGGAGGACATACGGGGAAAACTGGCGGCGGCTGTTTCGCGCGCCTGCGATCCGCTCTGGTGGCGGCGGCAGCTGCGCAAGCTGCTTGGGCGAGCAGTGGAAGCGGTGCTCAGGGAATCGGGTGTTGTGCGCAAGGCCGCTGCGCCGTATGTGTCCAACTGGGCATTCACGCGCTGGAAGGCGCAGCAGCGCCGCAACGCGGGGACGATTGCGCAACTTGACGCTGAATGCGAATCGACCGGGGAGCTAGTGCCGCTGTCGCTGTGCGTCGATGCCAGCGTGGCGAATCCAGAAAACCGCCGCAATGAATTGATGGTGCGCATGCGGGGCTGGGAAGAAATCGCCACCGCCATGCAATTGCGCGGGACCATGCTCACGCTCACGGCGCCTTCGAAGTATCACTGCCAGCTGCATCGCGGCGGGATCAATCCGAAATTCAACGGCGCCACACCGCGCGCGACGATGGAATATTTAAACACTGTTTGGGAGCGCATCCGGGCCAAGTGGCAACGGCAAGGAATTCGCGCGTTTGGATTTCGCATAACGGAGCCGCACCACGATGGCACGCCGCATTGTCACTTCTTGCTGTTTTTCTCGCCTGACCAGATCGATAGAGCGTGGTCGATTTTCCGAGCTTATGCACTGGCGGAGGATGGTAGCGAGCCGGGTGCCGAAGATCGGCGCTGCGATCGTGTTGACATTGATCCGGCAAAAGGTACAGCGGCGGGGTACGTTGCCAAATACGTTTCTAAAAATATCGATGGTTATGGCATCGGATCGGGCGAAGTTGACGATGAAGGGGCGGTTTTTGCGCATGAAGGTGCAGCACGCGCGAGAGCGTGGGGATCCCTTTGGGGTATACGACAATTTCAACAGGTCGGTGCCTGCTCAGTCACGGTCTATAGGGAATTACGGCGCAACGTTGAAGCGATGGCAGACGAGCCAGACGAAGTAAAGCGCCTGACAGCGGCGGCAGATGCCGGCGACTGGGCGCAATTTGTCGAGCTGATGGGTGGCGCTTTTGTGAAGCGTAACGAGCAGCTCTTGCGACCGCTGCGCGAAATCGCGGCGAAGCCAGGGCGATACGGCGAGGAAATAAAACGGTTGCTGGGGCTGGCGCTGAATCGCGTGCTGTCGGGCTATATCGCGGAGTGGTGTCTTTCTCATCGCATCGTCACTCGCGCGGAGATTTGGAAAATCGTACCGCGATGGGTGCGGCGGCAGATGGAAGGGCCACCGGGGTAGGTGGTGGGGTTTAGCGGCGCGCAGCGCCGTAACTTGGACTTGTGTCAATAACTGTACGGGGTGGGCAAATGAGCGAATGCGAGGAAAGGGCAAGGGCGGTGCTGAATCAGGTGCGAACGGCGGCAATCGATATAGACGGGCTGCCAATGTACGTCCCGCCGCACCTGCGCCAGAAGTTGAAAGAGTGGGCGACGCTGCAATGTCACATTGCGGCGGCGCTGGTGGAAATAGGTCGCGCCGTCGATGCGGTGGCAGAGGCGGTGGAGCATGGCTAAACAAAAAAACGCAAATATTGGCATGGTGCCGTGCGCGATGTGCGGCGATCACGCAGCCGTGCGCCGCAACAGGTCGGGGAAGCTCTATTACGACTGCATAAAGCATGGCCGCATCACGCCGAATACGGCGGGCGGTCAGGATTGGGTGTTGGAGCGCGCGACGATATGGGGCGAGCAATCGCCACCGGCCAGCGCGCCCCGTTGGATCGCGGAGCAGTGGCCGTGGGGTCGCGCCGTGAGCGATGCCGCAGGCGCTGCCCCGTATAACGGGGGAAATCCGCCAGCGGCAGCGGCGCAGCCACCAGCGCAGGAACCCATCGCGCCCCGTAGTACGGGCGACAACCTGCCGCCACCGCCACCGGCCCCCGTTGAACGGGAAAAGCCGCGCAAGGTGGTCGGGTTCGATTTTCTGCCGTTCGGGGATTGAGTCATGGGAATGCACGACGTGAATTTCGACCCTGAGGCGGTAGATGCGGCCTTTGGTGAATTTGAGCAGGGTGCCGCAGCGGCGCCGGCAGGCGGGCAGCTGGTGCCGGCAGCGGCGGATTCGGACGGCTGGATAGATGCCGCGCGGCTGGCAGCCGGCATGCTGGCCGATGGCATCGCGCCGAATTGGCAGATAACGCGGGAGGCGCGCGAGGAGTGGGCGGTGGCGCTGGCCGCGTGTCTGGAAGATTTGGCACCGGGCGGGCTGGGCAACATGGCGAATTGGGGGCCGTGGCCGAAACTGGCCTTTGCGAGCGCAACCATCGCGCTCGCCGGTTTCGATCTGTCAACGGGCAAATTCAAGCCGCTGAAGCCGCAGCCACCGGAGCAGGCGCAGGCGCAGGCCGCGCGACCGAAAGCGCCGCAGGGATTCACAACGGGCGGTTCGCCGGGAACGGTTGACGGGGAGGGCGCGCAGTGAAAACAGAGCAGCGTGAGGACGGCATTTTGTACGCTGTCGCCGGGGCGTCGCGCATGGGCAAAACCGCGTGGGTGAAGCAGCGCATTGCCGGGGCGCAGCGGTTGATTATTCGCGATCCGCGCATGGAGTACGTAGACACAGGGGCCAGGTCGATAGATTCAGTCGCGGCGCTGGCGTCGGCGCTGCGCGAGGTCGGCACCGGGGCGGGCAAGTTCGCATACACGGGGCCGGATTCAGGCTTTAACGATTTTGCGCGCCTCGCCTATCTGTGGTGCCAGCTGTGGCCGTGCGTCGTCGTGGCCGAAGAAATCAGCGATGTAACCAATCCGGGCAAAGCGCCGGACGGCTGGGGGCAGCTGATCCGCAAGGGGCTGTATTACGGGGCGCATATTTACTCGATCACACAGCGGCCAGCTGAGTGCGATAAAACCGTATGGGGGAATGCGACGGTGATCCACATGCACGGATTTATTTTGCCGATAGATTGCGAGTACATGGCAAAAGTGATGGGTCTGCCAGCCGATCAGATCGCGCATATGGAGCCGTTAACGTGGGTGGAGCGTCGCGCCGGTAGTCGCGAATTGACTAGCGGGCGGGTCGAATTTTGAGGGAATGCCCGTATAACGGGGAGGGCTTGCCGCGTGCAACAGGCGCGGATATTTCGGGTTGCGTAATTTCTCATTAACGCCACCATGAAAGGGCAAGCCATGAACAAGACAAAGGTAAAGCAAATCGCAATGACCGGACTTTCCGCGCTCGCGTTTATTTTCGTGCTGCAAAGCATCGGCAATCGCGTGCCGGCTGTGAAGTCTGTAACTGACAAGGCGCTGAACGGTATCTGATACCGCCAGCAATTCGCCGCGCTGTGAAGCGCCGCATTCCGAAGGCCACGCCGTGAGGCGCGCCAGTACGAGGAAAACACTGTGGACTTGAAACGTCTGAACCAATTTCCCAGCGTCGCAGCCAATGCGGTGAGTACGCTGGTCACGTCGCAACTGATCGACACCAGCGTGCATGCGCTGGTTCTCGAAATGGGCGGCACCACCTTCACCAAAGCGCATATCACGAATATCCGCGTTCGACTTGACGGCAAGGATTTGCTGAACGGCATCAGCGGCGCGCAGCTGCAGGACCTGAACGATTATTTTGGCCTGCCGGATGTGACCAATTATTTGGTGATTCCGTTTGGCGATC